GTCATCTACCATCTCTATCAAGCGCACCACTGGGAGCAAATCTTTAGCGAGCAAATGGGCCTGCTGATGCTCAGTGGGCTTTTTGATGAGGCAGAAGTGATTGTTTCAGTGAATGGTTCTTCCCCATTGCCGAAAGGACCATACAAGCAAGTGTATCGAGAAGATGGTTTCTCTGAAAAGCCATCTCTTTTGCTTGCAAGGCATTATGCAGAATCATTCCCGGATTCGCAAATCCTTTACTTTCATAGCAAGGGCATTTCGCATCCCACCAAAAACCAGGATGATTGGCGCATGATGATGCAACATTTTATCCTGATGGACTGGCGGCGAGCATGCTTGCTGCTTGACGATCATGACGTGGTGGGAGTGAACTGGCGCTCGTTTCCCGTGGAGCATTCCTCTGGCAACTACTGGTGGGCCAATGCTTCTCACCTTGCTAAGCTGGATCCTGCTTTCTTGAATGACCATGATCGAATGAGCCAAGAATTTTGGATTGGCTCCATTCCGGCCAAAGTGCATAATATGCACGAAACTGGCATCGACCATTACAACCAGTCCTGCCCTTCCCATAGTTACTGTTCTTCTTATTTCCAACCATGACTCTTCGCGAAATCATTGCTCATTACGACATCAATGGCCACGAGAAAGATGGTGGCACAGATAAAGACACCTTTCACTCCTACATTGAGCTTTACGAGCGACTTTTAGCTCCCTTCGTTGACAAGGCAATCACGCTGGTTGAAATTGGCATTCAATATGGTGGGTCGATGCTGCTATGGCAGGACTACTTGCCCAAGGCTGAATTTGTCTTTGTAGATAACGTAAATTGCATTTCCCCCAGGATTCTTGAGCATGTGGATCGAGATCGTACTTCTATCTTGTTTCAAGATGCCTATAACGACATTGGAGCAGAGGATGTGGACTATCTTGCAGAGTCTGGACCTTCTGGCGGCATCGACTTTATCATTGACGATGGCCCGCACACGCTGCAAAGTCAAATTGATTTCCTGCGCCTTTACCTTCCATTGCTCAATGAAGGCGGCATTGCCCTGATTGAAGACGTGCAAGATGTGCAATGGTTTGCGAGCCTAGAAGCAGAAGTGGAAAAACTAGGCAGTGGGTTTACTTTTGAGCGAGTGGATCTTCGCAGTGTCAAGGGGCGCTACGATGATTTAGTGTTTGTAGTTACAAGGCTTTGAACATGGACCACAAAAGTGATGCTTATTGGGACGGCTACATCAATGCAATGATGGAGGGCGTTGAAGAGGGAAAGGCCTAAGGGGAGACGCTGAATCGTTCTCCCCTCCATCGCCTGTACGGGCTGCAGCGCGTCGTGGGCTTGAACTACGCAAGAAGCATGGCAAAGGCGGCCTGACCACGCAGGAGGCCGGAAAACAAGGCATTGGGAGTGGAGTGGCTCGCGCCACTTCATTGGCCAATGGCGAAAGTGTAAGCTATGAGACAATCAAGCGAATGGCAGCATTCTTCTCTCGCCATGAAAAGAATTTTGCAGGTGGAGAAGATGATGCGGGATTTATCAGCCAACAATTATGGGGAGGCGCCGCCGGTAAAGCTTGGGCAAATCGCGTGATTAAGATGGTTGAAAAGCGGCAGTCCAATGAGTGATTACGTTCAAGTGATCGAGAGGGAAGACGAGGACGGCATTGGCGTGCTGAAGGCACTTGGAGTGCTTTCATCGAATGAACATAGGAATACCAGTGAATGGCATTTGGTGGAGAAGCAATGCTTCAAAAATGGTCGCCTTGACGAAACACACATTTACTGTGAATCCGTCTACCGACAGCCAGACTCCTATTTTGATCCAGTGAAGATGTTGGTCTTTGAAGTGCAGGCAATTGCTAAATCATATATCATGGAAAATATTGAGGATCAGTTGCGAGAGTTGCGCGAAGATGACGAAGACGAAGATTAATACCTCGCGGCATTGACCACATAATTAGGCATGCCTAGCAACCACAGAACAGACAAGTTATAGAGACCACTGAGAGTGGCAAGCTGAACAGCAGATGGCTCTGTTTCGGCTTTTTCCATGCGGCAGTAGGTGGCTTGGCCAATATGCAAATACTGGGCAATGTCTCGTTGCGTTAGGCCGCTGTCTTGCCTAGCGTCTTTCATGCGTTCAGCCACAATCAATCGCCGCTGATAATGAGGCATTCGCAAGGCATTGATGCTATCAACCAAAACCCTAGTCATTTGATTCATCCATGGTTCAAGAATCATAACATGCGCATTCTTTTGCGTTATTCTTAATCTATGAGCACCACTTGCTTTCGCTACGATGTAGCGCCAATTGAGAAGTACGAACTCACTCCAGAGGGTTACCTCCGGTGTTGGTCTACTATCGCTCGCACTGGTGTACAAATGTACACTGATGCAGACGGCTCGGTTCGGCGTGAATATCGTCCCGAAACTGAAGTGGCGTCTCCCGAAAGCTTAGCCTCGTTTGCGGGCAAAGCAATTACTCTCGAACATCCACCAGTCCTCCTTGATAGCGCCAATACAAAGGACTATCAAATTGGCTTCAGTGGCACCGAAGTGGTTTATGACAATGGATTCGTCCGTGCTGTCATGACAATCACTGACCAAGATGCTATTGAACGTATTATGCGTGGTGATGCAAAAGAAGTCAGCGCTGGTTATCGCGTCAATTATGAAGCGAATGCTGGTGTAACTGATGGCGGTGAGAATTACGATGGCATCCAAAAGGAAATCAGCGGAAATCACATTGCTGTTGTTCGCAGGGGCCGCGCTGGCCCGCAAGTGAAGCTACATCTAGACCGCCTAGATGCTGCCGATCCTTCTCTAATAACTCCTATCGAGGAACCGTCTATGACTGCCAAAGTCAATTTTGATGGCGCCGAGTTCGAGGTGACCGAGAGCGTAGCTCTGGCTGTCACCAAAGAACGGGAAGATGCCAAAAAGTCCTATGAGGACATGAAGAAAATGTACGATGGCATGATGTCCGAAGCTTCCAAAATGAAGGAAGAAATGGATGCCATGCACAAGGAAATGAAGGGCAAGCAAGACTCCGCCGAGGGTCGTGCTGATGCTCTTGCTGAAGAGAATACAGCCCTCAAGGCTGATCTTGACAGTGCCAAGCAAGTCAATGTTGACAGCCTTGTTGAAGAGCGCATTGCTCTCATTGACAAAGCTCGTCCTTCTCTTGATTCTGCTTTTGATTTCGCTGGCAAATCTGTCCGTGAAATCATGGAAGCATCCATCAAGGCTGTTCGTGGTGATTCTGATCTGTCGGTTCGTTCCGATGATTACGTTACTGCCATGTTCGATACCTTGGTTGAAGCTGGTTCCCGTGACGATTCCGGCACGCAAGAACTACGCCAAGCCGTTGCTTCCATTGCTTCCCCCATGTCTGCGCCCTCTTCCTACATGGAACGGACGCAAAACGCATGGAAAACTCCCCTCTCCGTCTCTAAGGAGCGCTGATCCATGGCCGTTACTTTTTCCGCCTCGGGGACTGCCTCTGTTAATGGCGTGCAACAAAGCTATGCTTTCACGCATGACCGTTTTCACGAAGGTCAACTCTCTGACATTCGCGACAATACCATTGGCACCTTCATCAACGAAACTGCCGTTGTGCAGCCTTTCGGTGGTGTGCAAGTGTACAACGTGGCTGGCACTGTTGCCAACTCTGCTACTACCATCTCTGGCGCTAGCGACACTGTTCTTGGCCTAAATGTTCTCACTTATGTTGACGAAACTGCACTGAATGGCGATGGCCGTCCTGGTGTGAAAGTTCAGCAAGTGATGAACGTAGCCAACGAAGGTGCTGTTGCCGTCTATGTGACTGGCACTGTCACTCCTGCTTCAGTTGTTCGCGTGCTTTATGTGGCTAGCGGCACTGGCAAGATTGGTCAATTCAGTCATGCTTTTGCTTCGGGCAAGACCGTGCGTCTTTCCAACGCTCGCTATCTCACCTCTACCACTGGTAGCGGTCTGGCAGTTCTTGAGCTGAACGGCCCGAGCTTCACTCTCTCCGCCGATTCTTGATAGGAGCACCCTCATGACCGATTTTCGCATGGATACGGCGGGCCTGTTTCTTGAGCGTCAGCTTGAGTACATCCGTCCCCAAGTATTTGAGATTCAGTACGCTGACATCAAATACTCGACCATTTTGCCTGTGACCAGTGAAGCTGGTACTGGCGCACAAACGTTCACCTATCGGATCATGGATTCGACCGGTGAATTCCGCCTGCTTGCTGACGCTGCTTCTGACCTGCCTCGCGCTGACATCAGCCAGGTGGAAAAGAGCATCAACATTCGCTCCTTTGGTGGTTCCTTTGGTTATACCGTTCAGGAACTGCGGGCCGCTCAAATGGCAAACATTGCCCTTGAGCAACGTCGTGCTGCTGCAGTGCGTCGTGCCTATGAAGAGAAAGTAGAAAGCGTTGCTCTCTTTGGTGAAAGCACTGTTGGCCTTGCTGGCTTCTTCAACAATTCTTCTGTTGACATTGTTGCCGCTGATAAGTGGTTCACCACTGCTGCTATCACTGCTCAAGAAATGAACGAACTGTTGAATTATGGCGTTAGCGCCATCATCAACGGCTCGAAGATGAAAGAGCAGCCCGACACCATCCTGCTGGGCTACGAAGACTACAACAAGGTCAGCACCACCCGCAACTCCGATTCTTCGGACGTGACGGTTCTGGAATACTTCCTGCGCACCAACCCCTACATCCGTAACGTTGAGCCCATCAACCAACTGACTAAGGGTAACAATGGTGGCAAGCTGAATACCAGCCGTATGGTGGTGTACAAGCGTGACCCTGAGAAAGTGCAACTGCACATCCCTCAGCCCCTTGAGCTGTTCCCCGCTCAACAGCGCGGTCTTGAGTTCATTGTCCCTGCTCACGCTCGCGTGGGTGGTGTGGCTCTGTACTACCCCAAGAGCGTCATCTACGTTCAAGCTTCTTCTTGAGCCTAGAAAGAAAAGGGCGTTAAGCTGTCAGCAGTTCTTAAGAACATTTCACAATGCTAATCGCTTACCGCCCGGATCTTGAAAACCCGCCTCGTGAAGGTGGTTTTGGCATTATCACTGGAACTGGCCTCATTCAACTGGCTCCAGGGCTCAATCAAGAGGTGCCAGAACAGCAATGGCTACAAGCGCGTCAAAACGCTACTGTCAAACGCCTTATGGCAATTGGCGCCATTGAGGAAGTTCAAGAGCAAGTGACTGTAGAAGAAATTCCGCAGGACGTGCGAACATTGAGCAATCTGCCTTTGATTGAAGCATTTCGTGTGATTGAAATCATCCATGACGTTGAGCAATTAGCTGAATGGAAAAAGATTGAAGGTCGCATTAAAGTGCGGAATGCCATTTCCAAACGTCAGGAAACGGTTAAAGCAGGGAGGGCCTGATCATGGCAGTTTCCTACTCTACTTTTCTTGATCGCTTCCCTGAATTCACTCCGCATCCTGCGGGCATCGTGAATGGAGCCATCTCTGAAGCAACTGCTGATGCTTCCGTCGATGTGTTTGGTGATCAGACAGATCGTGCCGTGAAGCACCTTGCAGCTCACATTATTGCCATTCAACTTGCACAAATGGGCATCCAAGTTGGTGCTACAGATGGCAAAGTATATGGCAAAGGACTTGAAGCCACTCAATACGGCCAAGAGTTCAAACGAATGCTCGAAACCGTCGCCGGTTCTTTCACCATTGGTTTTGTCGCATGAGCAACGGGATGTCGCCACTGGCTAATGCCACTCTTGAGTGGAGTGTTGCTTCTGGCTACACCGTTGATGCATCCACTGGTAATTACATTCCCGTTTCAAGCGGAGTAGTGTATTATGCCAGTTTGAAGCAAAAGACCAATCCACGGTACGATTATCTGCTTGGTGCTGATAATACTGCCGTGTATATGGAGGGGCGCCTAACTGGACCTTTGGCCCTGTCTGGCATCACTCCTGGTAATAGCGCTTCTGCCACTATCAATGGGAGGGAAGGACGGTTTGAACTGTTGCCTAATGAACAACTTGTTGAACATTATTGGCAATTTCTTGGCACACCAATCAGGGGCATCTTTAGACTGGTTGGTAAAGGAAGCGTCTTGAACGCTTAATCGTTCCTATTTTCCCATCGAGGACACATGACTCTCTATCACCCCACAGAGCTGGTTAAGAGCCAAGACGTTATCATTCGTGTTGGCGCTATCACTGGTACTTCCCGCCCCATTATCACGCAGAGCGGCGCTACCTTCACTGTTAGCGGTGCTCCCACGCTTTACACGCTACAGGCCGCTACGACTGCCTCCATGGCATTCAACGATGGCAACACTGAGTTCTATGTGCTTGGTGGTGGTGGCTTCACTGACAGCGTTGTCGTCACCGCTGGCGCCACTGCTTCTGTTACCACTTACTTCCAGAAGGACGTGGATGGTACAGTGTTTGTTCCCAACAGTTTTGATGAAGCATTCCAGGTGATTGCCACTGCTCGTTACGACAAGAATGCAGAAGTGTATTTTGAAGTGAACAAGCAACTGGGTGCTAGCGGCAACACTTATTTCTATGACCGCGTGGCTTATGTGGGTCGCGTTATGAACCTCAACGAAAGCTATCCCGCCGACAACCTTGTCGAGGTGACCTTTGATGTGATGAGCCGTGGTCGCATTGGCATTCACCAGAATGCTCAAGAGACTGGCAGCATCATCCCAAGCGCCCCCAACTGATCCATTCTCATTGTTTCTTGCTAGCCTCTCCTCAGGGAGGGGCTTTTTAATACCATGAACATCACCCAGCTACGAGATGCTATCAACACGCTCTTGACTGACTCTCCGAGTTTGCTGGGCACCTACACGCTTCCAAATAATACAACCACTCCAGCCATTTATGTTGTGGGCCGACAGTCAGTGCCTTCCGATTGGAAGGTGACTGGCTTGGAAGTTACCATGCGAGAATTTCCAGAACGCTTGCCTACATCAATGATGGGAACAGTAAAAGTGTTGCAGCAATGGGAGTCCATAATGGTGCAATACACGCCTTCCGGCACTAATTTAGCTGATGCCATGGATCGAATGGTTAGGCGATTCCCTGATGCAACTGTACGTTATACGCCTGGAGATGA